ATTTTCGCTTTTCACGTTTCGCGAACGCGCGCAGACGACTCGCCCCTCCGCCCCCGAAAAGAACCGGGGAGGGGTTTCGCCGCCATCAGACGCACGCGCCGACCCACTTCTTTTGGCGCTGGCGCTTCATTCCAGAACGAGCAGCAATAATCGAGCAGGCGAACAAAAAACGCGCCAGAATGGCCAGAATCAAAACTAAAAGCGGCGCGTCCCCAAAGCCAACAAAAAGCCCCGACCACCAAGGGCGATCGGAGCCAATGCGCGACGCTCGAAGCTGGCCGATCCTGCGAAGAGGCACACACCAGCGAAAGCGGAAGCGCAATAATAGAGCTCGAAACAAAAAGAAAGCCGCTTGCTCGTGGGGATAAGCAAGCGGCTCTCCAGTTCACACATCGATTCGCACAATGGCTATGAGGAACATACTCGAACGACCCGGCGCGCGTCAAGCCTCGGATGAAAAAAAGATCGACGATGACGGGAAGCTCTCGACGCGACAAGCTCTCCATTGCCGTTCCGAGATTCGCCATCGTCGATCAAGATGGCGACGTTATCGCACCATCGACGCCAGCTTGCAAGCTGGTCGCGCGCGTCCAAATCGCGTCCAAATCGCGTCCAAATTGCGTCCAAATTGCGTCCAAATTGCGTCCAAATTTTTTGGACCGATTTTTGGACGCAAACGAAGATTAAAACGCTTTGATTTCAAACGGTTACCAACCACGTCCAAGAACGTCCAAATTTTTGGAGCAAAATTGCCTAGAGCATATTTTTTCAGCGCGATTTATATGCCACCATATAAACGCCTTATATGCGCCTCACATATTCCGTTTATATGCCCCCATATAAATCGCTCCAAGCATTTCCACCACTTTAAAAGATCCATACTATTTTTTGGACGTAAAGAGATCTCTTTATAAAAAGCCTTTAAAAACAGGGGGTTGAAGGGGGCGAGCACGCCCAAAAATGGTCCGATTTACGTCCAAAAAATTTGGACGTTTTTGGACGCAAGGCGATTTTGGCCGCGAATTGCTATCAAACCAGCGCAAAAAAGCGCTCAAAATCCAAGAATCTTTGAAGGTTGCTTTTTTAAGTGCGCGATATAAAGCCCATATGCGCGCGATATAAACAGCCATGTTTTATATGCCACCATATAAACGACATATGCCGCGCGCATAATTGGCCAGATGTGTGCAAAACTTTACACCACAAAACCGCGCCTAAAAGCTTGCGAGCATGGAACGTTCTGGCGAAGATCATCGCGTCGAAAGGAGGTGAGCGCATGCGCCCAAACGATTCTCTTCGGCGCGCCGTCGTCGAAACAATGCGCGCTGGAATGCCGATTGAAGAAGCCTCGAGGTTTTACGGTTTGAAAAAAGAGACTCTTCTTCGCTGGGCTTCGGATGCTCCGAGTCCCGAGCCCGACGAGCTCGACCAGCGAATCTTGAACCTCGAAGCCGAGGTGAACGATCTTCGGCTTCGCCTTGCCGAGATGGAGGGAAAATGACTTCTTCAAGCTACGATCAGGAATGCGAAGATCTGGCGTTCGAATGTTTCGCCACCATTCGCGCCGCGGCGATGGAGTCTGCAGACAAGATCGCCGAAAAGCGCGCATATGTAAACGAGCAGATTGAAGAAGCGCTCGAGATCATCTTTGGCGGAAAGCCGGGCAAAACCTCGGCGGGTGGTTTCGCGTTGGCGACTCTGGACGTCGCACGCAAAACCATCGAGCAGATCGAACAGACGCTCGAAGCCGGGCAAAACGAGCTCGAAGAATTTTTGGCATTAACGCGCGTGAGGTGATCGCGAATGATGGATTTCGTTGAACTGCCCTTGGGCGCTTTCGGGTTTTCGGTGGCGATGGATGCGAACCAGCGCGATCGATTGCGCGATGCCGTCACCGCATACCGAGCAGCAAAAGAGCGTTACGAAATTTGGTTGCTCGAAAACGACGAAGATTCGATCGATCTGGCGAACGAAACCGCATCGCTTCGGCGCGCGCTGGCCGAAACGAAGGCGTCGATAGTGTTAGAGCTCGCGCCCAGATTGGCGCGCGAAATTGCAAGGGGTTGAAGATGATCGTTTTGTTTTTGGGCACAATGTTTGCGGGCAAAAGTCGCGAATTGATTAAAATCTATCGCGAGCATAATTGGCGCCGCCGAACTTGTCTCGTTCCTTCGTTGCCGGGATCGCGCCAAGATGGCGTGATCGATGGTCGCGATCCGGAACAGCGAATCGTCGCGCGAGTCGTCGAAGACGAAGCGACCATCGAACTTCCCGAGGAAGGCGATCTCTTCGTTGATGAAGCGCAATTTTTCTCGCCGTTCTTCGCTTTTCGTTTGGCCGAGCATCAAGCGAAAAATCCTGATCTCGACATCTTCATTGCTGCATTGAGTCTCGATTCGAACGCCGCACCATGGCCTACGTCGGGAACGCTCGCTTGTTTGGCCGATCGCGTTGTTCGTCTGCATTCGAATTGCGCGATTTGCGGGCAAGATGCGATTTATTCTGCTTTGGTCAAACGAGCAGAACCTTTTCGAGATTCGACGTTTGAGCCACGATGCCGGCATTGCTTTTTCACAAAACCAAAGGAGTAAAAGATCATGCTGAACTTTTCAAACGCAACCCAACTTCCGCCGAATGATGGTGCGCCTCGCGGGCAATATCAGCAACCGAACATCCCTCAGGGGACAAAGCTTCTCGCGTCGTTCAAACTTCACGACGTGCCTTTTTGTTACAATCCGCAAAGCGGATACATCGCCGCCGATCAAACAACGGGATTGCTCAAGTTTTTCTTCGAGCTCACGATTTTGGCGCCGAAACAGTATGCTGGGCAAAAGCTCGGCGGCTCGAAGATGGTGACCGAAGCCGTGCAGCATCAAATGGGGATCGCTGCGAACGATTACTCGCCATGTGCAAAAGGCGATCGAGCAGTTCATGCGATCATCGCCTGCGATGCGATGGTGAAAAATCGGCAACCAGACTATCAGATCAGCACTTATCGCAATCTCGATGGGTTGGTCTGCGCCTGCGAAGTCGGCGCCTTCAACGGCAAAACCTGCATTCGAGTTTTTCTCGATCCGACGAATCCGCGCGATCGCGCCGAGGTTCAAAAGCTCATCGAGCAAGCAAACGCCAGCGATCCCGGCCGCATGCCCGACGTTCCGTCAAGCTGGCCATCGCCGGAACGCTCGCTCGAAATTTTTTGAGGCGAATGCATGCTTCCACACATCGAACAATTCGTTAAACTCTACCGTCAAGCGGGCGCGCCATGCTTTCCGCTCGAGCCTCGAGGGAAGAATCCGGCGACGACGCATGGGGTGAAAGACGCTTCGATCGAACCGAACGCGCATCAAAAGCAATTTTGTAACGGTTGCAACGTGGGGATTGCGACCGGCTTTGCTTTTGACGTGATCGATCTCGATGGCGACAAGGCGATTCGAGGTTTTGCCGAGCATCTCGGCATCGAAACCGGTGACTTCGATCGCGAGCAAATCTTCGAGCTCTTCGAAGAGAAGATCGGTCCAGTCGTTTCGACTGGAAAAGGCGCGCATATTTATTGTTTGCCCGATCCGCGCCGAACCAACCAAGCAAAATTGATGGTATTCGGTGGCGAAGGCGTTGATTATCGCACTTCGGGCGGTTACGTCGTCGCGCCACCATCGATCCACCCGAGCGGGCGCGAATATCGTTTTTTCAAATCGTTTCGACGCCCAACATCGATGGCTCCGGAATGGTTGCCTCTTCGGCGCGGCGACCAGCAAAAGCAAGTCGATCTGCTCGAAGCTCCAAACGCAGACGACGCCGCCAACGATGATCGCGTCCTCGATTTTTCGGCCGCCAAGGTTCAACGCGAGTGTTCGGCGTATCAATCACGAGTGCTCGAAGCGAACCTCGCCAAATTGAGCCAAGCTCAAAAAGGCGAGCGAAACAACGAGCTCAACACGGCCGCATTCAATATCGGGCAAGTGATCGCGGGCGACCAAAATTTCGAACGCCAAGCATTCGCCGCGCTGGCGAATGCGGGATCAAATCTCGGACTTTTGCCGCACGAAATCACCTCTTCGATCCGCTCTGGCATGGAAGGCGGAAAGAAAAAGGCGAAGCAGCTCGATCAGAAAAAGCCGTCAAACCAGCAAGCCGATTCGAAAAAGCTTTTGTTGCCAGAATTGGTCGAACTCATCGCCAACGACGAAGAGTTTCGCGATCAGCTTGGCTTCGATCTTTTGGCTCAAAGGATCGTCAAACTGCGCTCACAACCGAACGAAGCCGCGTCGCGAAAGACGGCAAAATTTTGGAGCGACTACGATTCGAATCTGCTTGCGAATCGTTTGGCCGAAAGACTCGCGAAGAACGTTCCGGCTCAAATGCTCGAACAAGCGATCGACATAGTGGCGCACCAAAACGAATCGCACCCGGTTCGCGATTATCTCGAAAAAAGCGAGGAAGATTGGGACGGGCAAACGCGGATCAGCGAATTTTTGAACGCGCTCGGAGCTGACTTGATCAAGCCGCATCGATTGGCGATCGCGCTTTGGCTTGCGGGCGCCGCCGCTCGCGGATGCGCATTCGATCGCGAGGTGAAGTTCGACTCGATGCTCGTTTTGGAAGGTCCGCAAGGCTGCGGAAAGTCGACCGTCGTTTCGATCCTTGGTGGCGATTGGGCGGCCGACACGGCGTTCAATCTCGATTCGAAAGACGCCTATCAACAACTTGGGAACGCTTGGATCCACGAATGGGCAGAGATGGCCGCAGTTTTGAAATCGACGCCGGAACGGGTGAAAGCGTTTTTGTCGAAGAGTTCCGACGACTACCGAGAAGCATATGCGCGGCGTCAAACTCACGCGATCCGGCATTGCGCGTTCATTGGCACGACGAACGAAGATGATTATTTGCGCGACGACACCGGCAACCGACGTTACTGGCCGATCGCATGTTGCTCGCGTCGAACCATGATCGATCTCGATTGGTTGCGCCAAAATCGCGATCAGATTTGGGGCGAGGCAATGTTTTTGATGCGCGCCTATTTGTCGCGCGGATCGGGTTTCGCCCCCATGGGTGAGGAAATCGCGATCATGGGCGCCTACGTTCAAACACGCCAGCAAGCTGATGAACTTCGAGATTTGGTAACGAACGAAATCATTCGCCGCTTTCAATCTCCCGGCATTGCGCTCAACGGTTACCTCGACGTCGAAGTTTTGGATCTGATGAACGAAAAAGAGATCAAGAACGAGCCGAGCCTTTCGAAGCTTCGCATCCGCCGGATCCTCAAAGAGATCGGCGGGCGCGAGGTGCGCGTTGCGACGAAGACGATCAAAAACGAGAACGGCTTCGACTTCGAGGGTGCGACAAACGCATCGGGCAGAATTCGCAAATTCCGCTTCGAACATCAACCCCATTCACGCGACGATTTCGACGACGACGCATTCGGCGAAATCGCGATTCCAAGCGAGGCGATCAAATGATGATGAACCAAAAAATGTTCGCAGAGATGAACCGCAAACTTCAGATCCGAAATCGGCTTTATGCGTTGGCGACGAAGCCGGCAAAGACGCCGCGCGAGATTCTGGCGAAGTTGTTTTTCAAATTGGCGATCGCATTTAAGGGCGAAACATTCGAATGAAAACTTTTTACGGCTTGCCATATTGCGGCTCGAAGCAGCGCTTCGCCAAACGGATCGCGGATGCGATGCCCGCTCCGACAAAGCGCTTCGTCGAACTCTTCGCCGGTGGCGCCGCGTTGAGTGATTTGATCGGCGAACGACATCGCTGTTCGATCTTGCTGAACGACGTTCTGCCGATCCCGCGAAACTTCGTCGCGTTGAAGGCGATGAACCGTTTTTGCGTCGCGCCGGCTTTTTGCTCGCGCGAAAAGTTCTACGCGATGCGCGAGCAGAACGACGCCTCAAGTTGGTTGACGCGAGTTCTTTTTTCGTTCGCAACGTTCGGAACGACCTATTTCGCAGGCGGCCAGATCGATGAAGGCGCCGCGCGCGACGCATACAATTTCGCGACGACGGGATATTCGGGCTCGCGCTTCGGACTCGACGACGATCCAGAGGGCGGATCATGCGCGCGAGCATGCCGGCGAAGATTGGCCGCGCTCAAATCGGTTGCATCGATCTCATCGTTTCAAGCGTCGATCTCACGATGGATTCGATGCGCTGATCTGGCCGAACGAGATTGCGGCCCCGTCGAAGTAAGCGCCAAAGATTTCGAAGACGTCGAGCTCAAAGAGGGCGATCTTGTGTATGCCGATCCGCCATATCAATCGAGCGATCGGCGATCATATGCCGGGCACATTTTTGACATTGAACGCCTTTGGTCTTTTTGTCGTCGCGCCTCTGTTCCGATCTTCGTCTCATCGCGAACAGCGCCGAAAGATTTCGTCAACCTCATCGATTTTCCGGCCGGGCGATTCAAAGCCGCTGGCCGTTCGGCGCTCGAAAGCGTCTTCGTCAATGCAAAGTGGAGATGAGCCAAATGCCGACACCTAGTAAAGATGGCTGGTTCGTTCCGACCGAAAATCGGATCGCGAGTCCCAAGTTCAACAAGCGGGTGAAGCCGATCAAGATGATCGTCGTTCACACAACGATTGCTCCGCGCGAAACGCCAGACAACCGAAAGCGGATCGAGCGCTGGTTGATGAACACATCTTCGACCGCTTCGACGCACTTCGTGATTTTGCGAAACGGCGTGATCCTGCAAGGCGTTTCGACACTCGACAAAGCTTGGCACGCAGGGAAGTCGAGTTGGCCGCGCCTCGGGATCGCCAGCGACGTGAACGCATGGTCGATCGGAATCGACTTCGATTCGCTTGGGCGGCTCACCAAAAAAGGCGGCGACTTCTTCGACGCTTACGGATCGCCATACCATGGCGACGTGATCGAATATGAGGGCAACGCCTTCGAGCCGTTCACCGTTGAGCAGATCGATTCGTTCCGGATCTTGTTGCCAATACTGGCGAACGAATACCAGATCGATGAACAAAATATCGTTGGGCATCGAGACGTTTCGCCCGGGCGAAAGACCGATCCCGAATTGATCTTCCCGTGGTCGATCGTGCTTTCGGCGATCGACTTCGGTTGCACAACGCGCGAACTCGCGAATCTGGTTCGCTATCACTGATCCGCATGATCAATCGCGCGACGCTGGTCGACCAATGCGCCGAGCTGGCGAACGCATCGAACGCGTTGCTCATCTTGGCGCGTTCCGAAAATTTTGAATCTCTTCGAATCGCGCTCGATGCCGTCGAAAAATGGGTTTCGATCATCGAACGCGATTTTCAAGCGCTCGAAGTCGAGCGCAAGCAAAGGACGATGAAAAATGATCGACGAATTCAAAGCTTTTTCTTGGCTGCCTCACAACGAGAAGCAGGCGATCGATGCGATTCTTAAACGCAACGTAAAGCGCGACGACATCAAATGTTGCGGCAAAGATGAGCTCGAAAAGCTTCATAAAGTCTTAGAAAAGATGATGATCGCGGAATGCCGGAGCCATGATGGATACAGAGACTGAAGACAAAAACGAAAATCTAGATTCTTATCGAGACGACGCTCGGCGATCATTGATCACGCTCGTTCATCTCGCCACAAATCTTCTTTCGAACGGCCCATTTTTTCCAGACGACGCGTTTTATGAAATCGCGATCATCATCGAAGATTTTGCGACCAGCTTGCGCAAGGCTGCCGAAAAGCAGCTCGAAGAAACGAAAGAAAAACGATGATCTCATGGACACCATTAAAAGAATTTCCGCAAATTGAAGATGCCACCGATGAAGATTTGCTCGATGCATATGCCTTCGTTTATGAGCTCGCGAAAATCGCGTATGAATGCGACGCGATGAAACGCGAAATCACCCCGGGCGAAATCATCGATCGATGTTTCGAAGCGGCGCGAGCAATCATTGCCGCCGCGAAAAGGCGAGAAGATGGCAAACAATAAATGCCCGCTCGAGCACGATGAACAAGTCGCCGTAATTCGATGGTTTCGCCAGCAAGCCGATGAATTCGGCGTCGAACCAGAAATGCTTTTCGCGATCCCGAATGGTGGGCTTCGCCATCCGGCCACCGCGAAGAAGCTGGTCGATGAAGGCGTCGTCGCTGGCGTTGCCGATCTGTTTTTGGCCGTTCCGACGACGGCCGCGTTCGGCCTTTGGATCGAAATGAAGCGCAAAAAAGGCGGAACGCAAAAACCAGAGCAAAAACTGTTCGAACAGCGCATGCGATCGCGCGGTTACGAATACGTTTTGTGCCGAGGTGCCGCCGCTGCCATCGAAGCAATCGAACAGTATCTCCGGCGCTCGGCGCGCGAGAAGGAACGAAGATGATCCCGTCGAATTACGAATTTTTTCAATCTTTGGAGTTTGATTTCAGACGAGGCGCGCGACCACTTTCCAAAAGAGAGCAGGCGCTTGTAAAAAAATACGAGGTGACCAATCTAAACAAGAGCCAGATTCTTTTTTTGCCGCCGTGGCTTCCCGAGCACGAGGTGCTCGCCATCGTTGGCGATTCGGGATCAGGGAAAACGACGCTCGCAACCTCGATGGGATACAAATCACCGACACCGCTCGAGCCGCATCTTTCGGCGCTCGAACAATTCGAAAACAACGAGATCGCCGAAAAAAAACTCGCGGCAATAGGGTTTCGTTCGATCCCGTCCTACTTGACGCCGATTGAAAATCTAAGCGTTGGCGAAAGATGGCGGGTCGAAGTCGCGCATTCGCTCGCCTCCGGCGTTTTGCTGGACGAATATTCGTCCAGCGTCGATCGCCGGCTTGCGAAGAACCTTTCGATCACATTGAGAAAACACATAAAGAAAAACCAATACAAGAACATTTGCGTTGTTAGTTGTCACGACGATTTTTTTAGAAGAATTAAGTCCGGACTTTATCATCTCGACAAACACGCGCGAAATATATCGAAGAGTAAAAGCCACACATTCAAAAACGCTCGAAGCAAAAATTAAACCCTGCTCTCGCGAAGAGTGGTCTTTTTTTTTAACCATCACTATTTGAACGGTTCGCTCATAAACATGAGCGAATGTTATTTGGCGACAATAAACGAAGAAAAGGTGGCATTTGTTGCGATAAACTCGGTGATCGGAAATCGGAACCGAAAAATGATTCATCGACTCGTCGTTGCGCCGTCTTGGCAGGGCTTAGGGCTCGGTCGAGCGATTATGATTTTTTTCGCCGAGCTTTTTGACAAAAGAAAGCAATCGTTGATTATTAAATCTTCGCAACGTGATTTTATAAAATCACTAATAAAAACCGGGTTGTTTTATGCTCCAAAAAGAGAAGGCAGACGAATCACAACCCGCGACGAATGCACATCCAGCGCGGTTCATAATCCGCCGGGAATAAAACCTTTCGTTTATGCGGGTTCAAAACAACTTCGCTTCAATTTTTGACGAATTTCGCGGGCAAAGAGTGGACGCGCTTTGAGCCCCAAAATCAGCTCGCCTTATTTTTATCCACAACCCGCTAAACAAAAAACGCTTTAATTTCAGGGCGTTAAAACTTTTTCAAAAAAGAACGGAGAAATGAGTCAACAGGTTGACTCGTTAACAGAGATCGCCTATATTTTAAACATGAAGCGGATGGAATGGTTCCAAGCTTCATTCACACACACGCACAAAGGTTCACACAATGTTAGATCTCAACGCTCTTTTCATCGCCGCCAACAACCAGCAACGCCGCATGTTCCGCATCGCCGTGATTCGCGATTCGATGCTTTTGAACAATGCTGAGTTTGAAAATGGCGCGCTCCATTTCCGCGGCTTCGGTCGCAAATGCTCTGTTTACCTGTCCGCCGACGCGATTCCTGAAATCGTCGTCGAAGGCGTGCCCACCTATCACAAGAAGCTCGCCAGCTTCAAAGAGTCTTTCGAAAACCGTCGTTACGATTACCTCGTCGCGATCGTGAAGACCGAAGACGCCAAAGAACAGATCGTCAATCTGGCCGATCGCTATGCCGGCGGCGTCGCGAACTTCGATAAAGAATCTGATTACGTCGAATTCGCAAAGCCCCTCGCATTCGAGGTTTTGATGAAGTGCGAAGAGCAGATTCAGATCGCCGAGATCGAAGAAGCGCTTCGCGCCAAGTTCCGCACCTTCCACGCCGTTGATTCGAACGTCAAAGAAGAGTGTGATCTTTCGAGCAAAGAAGAAGTCGAAGCCGAAGTCGAGAAGTTGAACGACTTCGCCGAAAAATGCAGCGAAGGCCGCGCCGAGCCCACCGAAGAAAGCCGCGAGGTTGAAGCTGGTCGCGCCCCGATCCCCCAAGCGATCGAAGAGCGCGTCGCTCGCAACGAGAAGATCGAAGAGCGAATCGAAATCGAGTTCTCGAACGAGAGCTGTGAACGCGATTGGCGATGGTGCGATTCGGATCCCGTCGACGTCCGCTTTTCTCGGAAAGAGCTCGAAGTCGCGAAGATCGCCGCGCGCGAAAACTGCGAATCGATCGTTCATCAAACCGGTTCATCAACCGATTCGTTCCGGACGTTCTGCTCGTTCCGTGTCGCGCGCATCGTTCTTCGTGGCGCCGTTGAAGATCTGGCAAAAATAGGCCTTCGCGGCTTCGATGTGGAGCTCGGCTCCGTCGCCGAAGGCTATGATAGAGAGCTGATCATGCGCGTTCTGCATTCGCATCGCGTCGATCATTTCGACGCTGGCGAATTCGGCGGCGAGCTCGAAGCTTTATCTTCCGAGGTAGGTTACGGCCCAACTTTTTCGAACGCACGAAACGAGGCTTATCGAAAAGGTTGCGCATATTTGGCAAGCTGGCCGCTTGCCGAACAGTTCGTTTGGACGCCTTACGTCGCAGAATATATCGGCAACTTCGTTGACGCTGAAGAAGAAGATTGGGCGCTCAAGTGTCGGGCTCTGCTCGCGAACGTCAACGAACCGCGTCGCCAGATCGTGCGCGAAAACGAAGAGATGATGAACGCGGCTTGGGATCTTATGTGGGAAGCTTGCGAAGCCGCCGAAGACAAAGACGAAGCCGAGCGAATCCGAAACGAATTCGATGCGATGCGGATGGAACTCGAAGAGCGCGATTGGAACTAGGGCGGCCAGCGCCGCCCCCCATGGAGGTTGTCATGAACGAGCAAAAGCGAAGGATCCCTTCAGCTGACGAGGCTTGCGATTACCTCTGCTACATCCGCGAAGTTCTGGAAGTGGCCAAAGCCTCTGGCCTCGAGCCAGAAACAATCGCGGTTGCGCTTGAGCGGATCCCGTTGATCTATCTTCATATTTCATCTCGCGAACATGAGCGCGTAACAGGAGAACGAGATTGGTAGTTCGAGACTTTTTCACCGCGCTCGGCTTGATGCTGAGCGCATTCTTCTTCGCAATTTTTCTTGAGGTGATCTGATGCGTTTTCAAAATCCCTATCGCTTCGAACTCTCGGATGCGACGAATCCGATCGACTTCCCCTCGCGTTGGTGCGCGATCGACGTCGAAACCGGTGGCCTCGATCCGACAAAAAACGCGCTTCTTCAAATCGCGATCCACGCCCCGGGCGAGGGCACGCGATCGTTTTTCGTTCGCAATTCGGCCGGGCTGGTTGAGCAATCGGCGCTCGAAATCAATCGCCTCGATCTCGATGAGGTGCGAGATTCTGGACTCACGATCGAAGATGCTCGAACCCTGTTTTTGCGATGGACTCAGGGCCGCGCCATCGTCGGGCAGAACATCGCGTTCGATCTCGGATTTATCGCCTCGAGACTGTTCAACATTTCGCCGCGCGACGACGCGCTCGAGCTGTTCGGTGCCTTCAAGATCTTCGACACGCATCGAGTTTTTCGGACGCTCCATTCGAAAGAAGAAGCACCGAAAGCCGATCTCGCATCGATCGCGACGTTTTATGGACTCGAGTTCGCTCGCTCGGCTTGCCACGATGCGGCTTTCGATGCTGTTTTGACGGCGCTCGTTTTTCAAAAAGAGCTTGCCGAGATCACTGATTGCAATGCTGAACGATCTTGATCATGCGCGTTTTGTCGCGCTGCTTCGGTACTTCGACGATCAGATCGAGCGCGCCGAACGCGAGCTCGAACGAACGAAGATCTTGCTCGCGCGAATGAACCGAGAACGAACGAAGATCTTGCTCGCGCGAATGAGTCGAGCGCGCGACCAGCTTTCCGGATGGAGCGGCGGCGAAACGCTGCTCGAACACGTCGAAGACGAATGCGATTCAATTTCGCGTGCCGAGATCATGATCGCAGAGGGAAGGATGAAAAATGGACTTTGAAGAATACGATTTCTTCGGCATAAAACGCGATGGGCGGCCACCACGGCCCAAAGCGTCGCGCCCCCATGCCCGGAAAACGACGCTCGAAAATCTCGATGCGCGTTTTGCAAACGTTCGACCAGATTGCGCCCAAGGCGATCCTTTTTGGCTCGACGATTTTTGGTCGGTGACGCAATCAACCTATTATCGCGAGGGCGCGATCGCGTTCGCCAAAAATCACGGGCTAACCTGTTTTGAGATCGGACCGATTCGCTCTCGGTGGCTGTTCGCTCGCACTCCGCGCCAAGCGGTCGATCTGCTCGCGACCAAACTGCATGCGGTGACGCCATGAAGAAAAACATCGATGCCGCCGAACGCGGAAAGGCGCAAGCCAAGCAAATCCAAGGAATTCGAAACGCTTTGGGGTATGCGCTCGAAGAGCTCGAATTGTTGCAAAAAACCTCGAAGCAAGATCCCTTCATCGGCAACAAGGCCAAGGCTTGGCGCGATGAAGTCGCCAAAATCAAAGCCGATCTCGAACACTCTCGCGACGCGTTGCTTCGAGCAGTCGAAGCAGCCGAAGCGATTCAGCCAAAGCAAGGATCGCTGTTATGACACCTATCGAGTTTGAGCGCGCGATCGCAAAGGCGCTGAAGTCAATCTTCGAAGATGCGAATTTCGCAATTCAACAAATGCGAAAAACGTCCCCGTGCTGGAGCGATCAATCTGAAGATGCTCTTTGCTTTTCGAACGCATGCGAAAGCATGATCGCTGTTTTGGCGAAGGTCGAAACACTTCGCTTTTTCACCGAGTCGATGATCGGGTTGGAGAACGAGCAGTGATTTCGCATCGCGTGATCGCGCGGCATACCAAGATTTTTCAACTTCGATTCGAGCGTCTCTGCGAAGATTGGCGCGCCGATCTCGCAGAGCAAAGGAAGTTGATCAATCACCGATTCAACGGCGAGGACTATGCAGAGCCACTCGCCGAAACGGAACTCGAACGCGAAACGGCATTGCGCGATCTGGTCGCGCAATCGCTGGCCGCGATCTTTGCCCGGGAAAACTGGATCAAGATTTGAACTGTTTCCATTTTGGAAACAATTTTTCGAGGAGACGCGATGACCATAGTTGAGCAAATCGAAGACGCGCGACGAAAAGCCCTCGCTGCATTTCATGACTGGAAGAAGGACATGTCGCCCGAAAATTTTCGGCGCTGGCGTGAAGCTCAAGCAATTGAACAATCGCTCCGAGCGATCGATTCGATGCCGACGTTTTGCACAGAATTCGATCACTTGATGCTCGAAGGCGAAGAAAAGGAAACGCCACCATGAAGCCCGGTGATCTTCGCATCGTTCCAAAGCCAAGCGCATGGGGCGAGTGCTATTGTTGCCGAAAGATCTATGCGCTCGAAGATCTTCGGCCAGTTGATTCGGCCATCGAAAACGATTGGCGATACATTTGCAAATTCTGTTTGACCGTTGCCAAACGGCCACGAAAAACCAAAGGAGAATCGAGATGAACGAAAAAGAATACGAGATCCCCGACGGAGCCAAAAAGGAAAAGACAGATTATTGGCTGGCCGTTTGGGAAGGTTGGCTTGAAAGAGCCGCCATCAATCTTGACTGGAAGCCTTCGACGATCCCTTACGCCTACGAAAAAAACGAGCTCGTCGCCATCTTAAAAGAATTTCGACATGAAGTGTTGATCCATCTCAAGCAAGTTGTCTTTCTTCAAGAAAAAAGAAAGGAGGAGAGAAAAAAGAAGAGGGGAAAAATGAGCAAGCCCTCAGATCAAAACAACGCGCGTGACCGCAACGCGCATGAGCGAATCGATCGGCTTAGGAACTTCGTTTGCGATCAAAACGAGCGTCTGATCCAAGCCGATCAGCGTTTGGACGCGCTCGAAGAGCACATGACCGCGATAGAGAAAAAGATCGCTTGCTTGCCATGTTTGCCGGAGAGCTTTGCAGCGACGCGAGCCAAAACGAAGGGAGAAAAAGAAGATGCGCAAACAGCAGTTTGAAGAACTCCGAGAAGAGTTCATCGATCTCTATCGATACGGCCAATCGAGATCTCTTCGAACGAAGCGCGAGATCTGGTCTGATGTCGAGAAACTGTTGAGCAAAGTCGGGCTCAACAAGGGCGAACGGCTCGCAGTTTGCAACGAATTTTTGGAGCAAGCACGCATTGCCCAAAAGGAAGCGAACGAAGAAGAATGAAGCCGCGATCGTACGAACCAAAAGCGATGGCCGATCTCGAACTGCTCGAGCGCACCTTGGTCACCGCCCATCGAATTTGCGCCGAGGGTTTCGAATCGCCGTCGCTTACGAACAGCGATCTTCGCAACTGGTTTTATTCGTGGTGCTTCGTCCTCGAGCGCTTGATCGGCGAAGCCGCTGCACAAAAGAAGAAGCTCAAGTGATGTTTACTTTTCCCGATCCAACGCACGCCGAAAGATCAGCCGCGACGATCGCTTATATCGGCCGCGTTCGTGTTGAACATGTTCGCAAGCTGGCGAAGTTCGCGACGATTTTCAAACGACTCGATGAAGAAAAGCGAGGTGACGAAACATGGCGCGAGGCTCGACAAGCGATACAAAAACTGCTCGATGCGCTATGGCCGCTGAGCGAATTGAGCTGAATCCCGGTGAGCAAAAGCGGCTCGAAGATCTTTACGGCCAATTCGCGCCGTTCTGGTTTTCGAGCGAAGATCGACGCGCTCGAAACGTGAAATTCGTCTGCGAACTCGAGCTCAATCGCATCGATTCTTTGCTCGGATGGTTTGAAGAGTTGAACGATTTTCAGTCGGAATGCGACGACAAAAGCGATCCGCGATATGCCGTCGTAAAAGAAGCGAAGAAGGATTTTCTCGCCGCATGCTCTGAGCTTTACGAGACGCTGTGATCGCGCGACGCCAAACGCGAAAGCGCCTCGGTGTTTCGCTCAACGCATTCGCGCGATCGGCGAAGCTCTTCGAGCGTTTGTTCATGAAGTTTCGCGGTATCGCTCGCATATTTTTCAACCGTCGTTCTCATCTCTTTTCCGAGCGCGACTTGCTGGCGATAAAGATGAGTCACGACCAAACAAAGCACCGCCATCAATCCCCATGGCCCGTAATCGGTGAGCAGTTGCGCCACCGCTCCAACCTGTTGAGTTTCCAATTTTTCACCGCCTTTCTTACGCCAAAACATCGCCGCCGAACCGAAAACGCGTGTTGTCCTGCGCCGAATATAGATAGGTACAAAACGGAAAAGCTGAGGAAAAGGTGAGCTGATCCCCGCTCTTCGATTGCACCACATACGCCGTATTGCCCGCCGCATAAACAGTATCGCCAGCGCTGATCCATGAGGCGTCGTCGACCGTGATCGTTGTCGTTGCCCAACCACCGATCACCCGCGAACCGCGTTGATATTTGGCGACGATTCGCGAATCGCCGACAACGCGAAGCCGCGTCGTTTGTCCCATGAGATCTTGTGAAACATCGAGCACGCGGCACGCCAAATTGACCGGGCTCACGATCGAAGATGCACCCACGATCCGAGAGCATGAAAGCGCGATCAGATCGCCCGGCGTGATCCATCCACCAACCTCAAACGGTACCGAAAACGAGTAGGTCATTCGTTCGGCGCCAAAGCGATTTACGAGATCGGCCAAGGTTCCGACAATCGCATTTGCGAGCGCATCGGTGCTCATCGAAACGTTGAGCGGGCATGAGGAGAGATCGAGCTCGAACGTTTTTTCGGCGTTGAAAAGCGACTTTGCCAAGCGATCCGAATAGGTGACCGTTTTGTCGTCGGCAAACTGCAATTCGTAATCGGCGACAATCTCTGATGAGCGTTCAGCGATCGGAACATCGAGCAAAATTGATTCGTCGAGCGGAATCGCAATCTCATCTCGGATCGGTGCGCCAATCCAGCGACGCGCGATCGCATATGGCGTCGATTCCGAGCACGAAAACGAAAGCGCAGTTTGTCCCAAAGCGAGCAACGCCCCGAGATTTTTGTCGAGCGCTTCAGCGCCCTCGAATCGCCAACCAGAGATCAACGACAAACCAGAATCGTTGTCGTAAAGCGAGGCGATGTTGATCAAGCTAGACGGCAAACAAAGAACGTTTCCCGGAGTTCCACCAAGAAGATAAGTGAAGAGGACGCCGGCGAGCGTGCGCGAATAGATCGTTGGATCCGCAAAAAATTTTGCTCGGTGCCCGAACCAATCACCGATCCCGGCGCAGTCGTTTTCGTAGAGAGTTCGAAGCAACCCCTCGCCGATCTTGTACCGAAAACAACCAGTCACCGGTTGAGAATCGAGCGTCGCAAGGAAGCGACGATTGAAAAAAGTTTCGCCGTCTTCGGTCCATTCCGCCGTCAACCAGATCGAATCGCCGAACGAGCAAAACTGCTCCGTCAAGCAAAGCTCGTCTTCGCCCGGGCACCACCAATTCGACGCCTCGGCGACGCTGACAACGACGTTCGGATCAAGAGCGAAGCTCGCAAGATGCGAAGTCACCGCTTCGGCTTTTGCGGGCGCCGAACCTCGAACCGGCCCGCGCAATACGGATTGGAAGGCGTGCGTATCTGGTTCGCTGATAGGCTTCATCGAATAAACGTCTGAATCGTGGATCAGCTGATCCAAGCCGAGCGCCGAATCTGCAATCGTCCAACATGGCCGGAACTTCGACCATGCAAAACAATGCCAAGAGATCGTATTGAACAAGCCCGATTCGGAGTGAACACGCTGATTCGTCGACTCGTTTTGCTGCCAAAGAAAACCGATCGAGATTTTGGGCAGATTGATTGTCGTTGAGACGTTCGGTTGAACGTTGAGCGTCGAACCATAACTGTTCCCGTATCGCGTCACAGTGACGAGCGGATCTTTGTTTGCGACACTCGTTGAACGCGTCGCGATTTTGCTCGCGCGCGATCCTGTTGGAGAGTCCGCGGTCAAATAAAAACGGATCGAATCGAGCGGGCAAACTGTGAAATTGTTTGAGGTGACCGTCGATGAAAGGTAGCCAGTTAGACCGTTTGCCGAGAGCCCATCGATCCCCAAAAATCCGCCGCCATTTTTCGCGATTGCTGGACGCGTCGCCCAGTAGTTTGTCGCCACCATGTCGATCGGCGTGACGAATCCACCCGGCAAAACCGCCGTCGTATTTTGGACGAGCGAATAAATGGCCGCAGTCTCGAACGTTGTCGAAGACGGGATCGAAAATTGCGTCGCCGCGGAAAGCGAACCGACCAACGCGGCCGGCCAATTGGTGGCCGCGCAGAAAAAGATCGATCGCCCTTTGGCGTTGCGGATGTAAGACCGATTGCTCGCGTGAAAATTGGCGATCGTTGGCGTCAACGGTTGCGCCTGATGATCGCGGATCCGCGCATCAAGCGCAACGAGTGTCAACGTCACCGACGAAAGCGAAAAGCGCGGATTGTCGGCAAAATATGCGAAGCGCCAAGAGATCCCGTTGAGCCTGATCCGAACGAGTCTGCCTTTCCAGACGCGCGGCCACTTCGTGATCTCCATCGAGATTCCGAGCGTCGGATCTGAATACAGATTGCAGATCTGAGAAGGAAAGCTCAGCTCCGAAACTGCGCATGTTTGAACGTTGCCCGAAGCCGATTGCGGCGTGAGCAAAAACGTTGAAGGTCCAATGCAACAAGCCGTTGGCGTTACGAGCGACGAGTTCAAAATCTTCATCGTCGCCTCACCGATCAACCAGTTTTGCGCGAGTGTTCCGACGCTGATCGGATCACGCGAAAACAGATCGCGAACCTGTTTGCCGTTCGATTCAGATTCGCCCGCCAACTCGATCGCAAACTGGTTCGAATTGACAAAAGGCTCGAGCGGATCGATCGTTGATTCGAGCGCGCCGATCGAGATGATGTTCGCCTCGTCGAGCGGAAAATCTTCGAGTCCCGAAATCAAAAGATCGAGCGATGGAAACTTCATGGCTTCCCCAGTACGATCGTATACACAGCCGCGCGGCGAGCGGTCAAAGCGTAAGACGTTCCCGAAACACAACCGACAACCGGTTCGGTCGATGCCGAAGTTTGGCTCAACTGCGCCGAGCCGTTTTGGGCGTAGATATACGCCGGCTTTACAGATTGTCCAAAGGTGGTCGACGTCGAAGATGTGACGATCCGCCCAAGAGGCAAAAAATCATAACCCAGAGTGTTCGACGATGAAAGATAGAGGTTCGCCAACGTCGCATCTTGCGAGCCGTTCGACCATGTTCGACCTGTTGTCCAGCTCAGATGGCATTCAACGATCGTCGATGGCCGCGCCCAAAGTCGCTGGTGGATGTAGTGCGCGAGCGCTTGCCATTGTTCGGCGGTGACAACTGATTCGTTCGTTACGTATGGCGGCGCGGAAAGCATGGCTCACCCCAATCCGGGGCAACCGGTATAGGCGCCCCAACTTCTGATCTCGGCCGTGACTTTGAGATCGGGAAAAGGATCGATCTTCACGCGATAAAAGCTTCGGCCATGATTGAAAAAATCCGGCTCGAGATGCTCGACCACCATCGAAAGATCGACTTCGTATTCATAAACGTCGGTGGTCGAAGCTGGAGACTCGATGAGTTTTGCCGTCAGCGTGTACGCTCCGACGGTGACGCGAAAGCGCGTTGGACCACCCGTCGCATAAAAAGCGAGCGTCAAAATATGTTGGCGCCCACCAAGATCGGGATCGAGCGCGACAAAAAACTGAACGTTGAAGCTCGACCAGTCATCGAAGTAGCCGTTGAAGTATGCCGCGCCCGAATGCATCACGGGGATTCGTTCGATCTGCTTCGCCGCATCAATCATCGAATTGTATGCGCATGAGGGAAGCCGCCCCAAAGAGAGCGCTTGGCGCGTCTTCATAAAAAACGGCATTGCGTGTTCATAGTCTTGCGGAGCATCAGAGCGAAAGCCCGGCCCCGTCATAAAACTCGAATAGTATCCGTCTTGCTCGCCTGTTGAATACCCACAAACGAACTGAATGCGGGTTTGAGCGGTTGTCGACGCCCACCCGCTTGGCGCGGTTCCATTGGCATATGGAGTAAAAAACCTATTAGGTACGCCGGGAATCATGTTGAAAGAACTCGACAAAGAAACCGACGTCGTGCTCGTGCCATATCTGATACTGAGGATGCTACCGAACTTCGCCGCATCTGAACATCGAACGCGAATTCCGCATCGATTCGGCATCGGCGGAAAATACATCAAAAACGATGAAGTGTACGAAGAGTAAGGTTTGATGAAGCAATCAAAATTGAACCGCCGCATCAACGCCCATTCAAGTTGCCGCTCAAGCGAGGAAATCTTGGAAGTGATCGTCGCGGCGTCGTCCCATGGACGAAATTGGAGCTCGGCTTCGGCGGGAACGCCGCTTGTCGGTGTGATGCTCATATTGTTGGCACGCCTCCAAAAACTAAACCTTCGCAACCTGTCTCATCGGCGATCTGGATCGTCAGCTCATAGGCATCTTGGATCCCGTCACGAGGCTCGAAGCGCGTAATGCTCGCATCGAGCAGCGCGCCCGAAATCTCATTCGGCATGTTCGCGCAGACAAGGCTCGAAGCCGGGCGCCAAAAATTGCAAAGCCAGTTTCGGTCGATCCAAAGGGTGACGCCCGCATCGGCAAAAACCAAAAAGCGCCGCCAAATTGAAAGCGGATCGTAAAAGGTTCCACCAGTTGAAGCGGAGCCGTCGAGTAAAAGTTTTACTTCATAGATTCGACGCCGCGAATAAGATGCGCGATAAGATCGGCCGCTCAACGAAACGAGCTGGTCGACTCGCTCATCTGCAACCAATGTGGGCATCGCCAGCAACGGCCGCCTCGGTGCGAAAACGATCGGGCGCGCATAAACAGCTTTGGTTGAATCGTAGAGATCAGAAAAAATCGGCAAATTTTCATAATCTGAATCGAGCCACGAGGCGTTCTCGAGGTAAAAAGTCGGCCACGAAACCGCGTAGGGCGCGTATTTTAGATTATTGTTGTTCGTGATCGTCGTCGCATAATCTTTGTATTCAAAGCCTGCGATGAAATTTTCGAAGCTGCACGCCGTGATCGGATAAGATGTCCCGTTAAGATAAAAAGTAACGTTCGTAATTTGGGCATAAGTCTTGTTGTTCGTCCATTCTGGCGAACCGCCGACAAAATAGGTTCCACCAAACTTGCCCGCAGTTGTGTTGGTGGTCGGAAAGCCTGAAAAGGTTGATGTTGTCTGGCCAAAAGTAAATGACGACGGCCGAACAACGCAACCGCGCCCAGATTGAGTCGTCACAATACCAATATCACTCAAGCCAAAAAACGCCTCGGTGCGATGGCGGCAACCGAGTGCATGAAAAATCGAGCGATAAACGCCCTGAGTGATCGCGTTGCCGGCTATTGTTGAAACGCGACGAAGATCAACTTTGGGCGCGAGAAGCGGGAGTGGAGTTGGGTTGTAGATGGTCAATTTTTTGCACTCCCCTCAAAAACGGGCTTTGCGCTCATTTTAACGCATTTTGGCCCCGGCGTGGATGATTCTCTATTTGCACCTCATATCGCCGATCTGGCAACGGTTTAGACGGGTGAAATTTTTTACACCCGTTCCGAAATCACGTTCTTTTTTAGCTTTTGACGCCCCAAAGAGCCCGTCGTCGCGTTGAGTCCTCGAATCAGTGCGGAAGCGATCTGATTGTCGGAGCCCTCAAAGGCAAAATTCACCGTGATCTCGTTCGATTCTTTTGGCGTCGAACCTGTCAAGCTCGATGAACTATACGATCCGCCACCGGACGGAGCCGAAGCGGTGCGCGGAGCGCTTCCACCAAGATCGGCAACGCCAGCCGCATAAGCCGCGGCCGCCGCGGTCTTCCCCGCGCTCGCCGCCATCATTCCGGCGCCGGCGATCGGGTTTCCGCTTGCGAAATATGCCAAAGCTCGCGCACCATAATCGATCGCATCGGCGCCCGCTTGGATGCCCGACGCGATCATCTGCATTTTTTGGATCGCGGTTGACTCGACGCCCCAAGCTTCTAGCCCGCTCGCCATCGCCTCGAATCCTTTTTGGGCAGCATCGGCCGCCGCCTTTTGGGCCTCGGTCAACGCGTTTTGGGCATAGACTTGATCGAAGGTTTCTTTTTGAGCGCGACGCGCATCTTCTTCTCTCGCAGCCGAAACTCGAGAGAGCGAGATCAACTCTTCTTCGGCCAGTCGCTTCGACGCTTCGATCTGGCGATCTTTGATCGCCAAATATTCCGCCGAAGACGAAAGTTCGGTCGCGGTGAATTCGCGCTCATACTGAGCTTGGATCTCTTCGAGCTGTTGAACCTCGGTTAAGATCTTGTCGCGCGTCGCGCGCCAATCAGCTTCGGCTTTTTCTGTTTGGGTTTGAGGCGCCGAACTGGTCGCCGTGATCGATGCCGATTTTTTTGCGAGCTCATCGCGAATGCGCTGCTTCTCGCCCTCCTCCGCGATCACGCGCATCGTTTCGATTTGCGTCAAAGCTTGAGCCCGGCGCTTTTGATCGAGAAATTCTTCTTCGGCGAGCTTCTTCCGCTTTTCATATTCGCGCTCGAGTGTCTCGATACGCCCCGCCGAAGATTCTTTGAACGCCATTTTTTCGGCTTCGTCTCGAAGCTTCGCCAAAGCCGCAAGCTCTTTTTCGCGTTGTCGCGCAGCATCCGCCGCGGCTTTCTCGCGCTTTTGGCGTTGCTCTTCGATCTCTTTTTCGCGCTTTTGCATCCGCTCGCGTTCGTAGGCGACGAGATGTTGATGCTCGCTCTCTTCGTCTTCTCGCTGTTCGCGAAGTCGTTTTTGCTCCGCAAGCGCTTCTTTCTCGCCTTCCAAGTATTCTTCGAGCTGATATTTTCGATCGCGTTCTTTCTGAATCGCTTTAACAATCGAATCAATCTGCCGGTCGTAAACATCCCTCATTGAATCGACCGCGTGAGATTGCTTCTCGCGGATCTCGCGGATCTCTTGCTCATACTTGTAGATTTTTGTCTGAACCTGATGCAGCTCTTGAGATCGAAGAATTACTTCTTTCGCGGCGTCGTCGGCGAGCTGTTCTTGTCGCAACTTTTCTTGCGCGCCCGCATAACTCGCCGAATCACCAAGGCTTTTATAAGCGGCGGCCAATCGCGAGATCTCTTCTTGTTCTTTTTGCAGAGCTGCTTCGTTTTTGCCCATCTGATCGAAGAGCTGACCGAGCAACGCGACGACGCCACCGATCGCCATCCCCCATGGGCCGAAAAAGGAAAGCGATCCGCCAATCGTTTCGGAAAGTTTCCCGACGCCTCCTGTAAGATCTTTTACTACGTGCGCGGCTGTTGTCGCGCCCGTCGCCATCTTGACGATCTTTTGCGATTGAAGCGCTTGAGCATCGGCCAGCTCTTTGGCCGCTTTGGCCGCCGCGAGTTCTTCTTCTTTGATCGCGCGAAGCGCTTCTCGCGCCTTTTTCGCCTCTTCGATCCCTTCAGATTGAAGCGAAAGCGAAACGCTCGCGTTATTCGGGTTGACGATCCCCATTATCCGGCTCGCCTTTCTTCGTTCGGTGTCGGCTTGTCGCGCAACGCATCAATTGCCAATCTCGCGGCGTTTGGGCGCGCAGTTCCGCGTTTGCCTTGAACCATCGCCGCGAGTTCAGAAGCGTACCACTTATAGAGCGGCTCTAAGATCTTTTCGAAAATCCAATTGAGCTCCGCATCGGTGATGCCGACGAATGGGCGCGCCGGCAATTCACCACGCCCTTGGCGTTTCGCCGCGGCGACGCCGCGTTGATTCCAATCGCCCCACTTGCATTTGACTTTGAGCCGCGCGGCGTTCGAAGTCCCCTTCGCTTCGAGCGAATCGAGCATGCGCCCCGTTTTCGTCAAGTTGACGTCGTTCGCGTTTTTCGCCAGCGCCGAATAATAAGCCTCTTGGGCTTCATTGATCTCGGTCTGAAAATGCCCAATCTGACGTCGAATCGCCTGCAGAACTTCCGGCCGCGAGCGCTTTCGCGCTTCCGCCGCGAGCTTACCTTGCAGCGCTCTCAATATATATTCAGCCGCCGACCAACTCGCCTCACCGATGAGCGGACGCTTCGATTTCTCCGTCAGCCATGAATATTCAATGAACGGCTTGCAGTACGCATCGAGGTGATATTTCTGCGTTCGATCGCGAATCATGATTTGAATCAGCGACGCGATCACTTGGTATTCGGCGCGATCCAGTTTAAAGCCCAAGTCGCGGCGCATACCATCGAAGCGCGTCCATAGATCGCTTTTGATCTCGACTTTTACGCCCGGCATCTTGATCGCATCTCCTTTGCTTTTTGATCTCGTCTTCGTCGTTCATCTTCGCGACGATCGATGGCGGCGATCTCGATGTCGAGTGCGACCAGATATTCAACATCGATCGTCTGATCGTTCCGAATCCCGAGGCGCTTTAGGCAACGATACTCCGCGAAGATCCGCTCGATCAAATCGCGATGCTCTACGACTTCGGCGATCGGGCATCGTTCGCAATCATCGAGATCGGAAAGGCTCGAAGAGATCGCCAGCGCGAGTGGGATCGACTTCGAGGTTTTTTCGCATCGTCCGCGCGCTTGGTGGATCTCGTCGTTCAAACTGCATTGTTCGCATCGCCAACCGGAGTAGTTCCGATCCGCCCAGAGCCAAGCGGCGATCCGGACTGCTCGGCGGATTTTGGGTCGGGCGTTCCAAGCAGCGAAATTTTTTCGGCAAGCTCGCTTTGAACAATCGAACGAAGCGCCGCCGGCAATTCGCCGATTTTCTGCGCGACGTCCTCAGGAGATACAGTTTTTCGATCGATCTCGATGATCCCCCGAATGCAGCGAAGCCGCTCGCGCTCTTCGCTGAATCTCGAGCACTCCTTGAGATCGACTTGTTCCTCGTCGGTGAGTTCTGCTTTTTCGCCTTCTTGACGCCATTTTCGTTGGAGCCGCGCAAGCGCGGCCGTCGGAAATTCGCCCAGTTTTTTTTTGAGCTCGGTTTGAACCCAAAGATCGTCATCGAAATTGAGCGAGCGAATGCGAAAAACCGTTTTCGGTTCCGAATCGCAATCGAGAACAACATCGTCGATCACGCGCGAAAAATCGATCATACGGGCGGCGCCTCCAACGCCAGAACAAAGCAAGGTTGAGTCGTTGTCGGATTCGGTCCGGGCGCAAAGGTGACCGAAGTCCGAACGAATTCAGATCCGAGATCCGGCGCCGGCACAAATTCCGAAACGACGGCCGCAGGGAAAACGATCGCGCCCTTGCCGCCATCAGTTGACGTCATGCCGAGGATCAGATTGCAAGCTTGCTGGTTGATCCATTGCGATTGGATCGCGGAATAGAGCGCAGTTCCCCCGATATGCATTTCGAGCGTTGTCGTGATCGATGTCGTTTCGGAACGCGACCGCCCAAGCACATAAGATCCACATGAAGAAAATGCCGTCGCAAACTCGATGCTCAACGTCCATTCATCTACGCATTGTCCCGGCAAAGTCTGCGTAGAAGCGTTCGGCGCATAACCTGAGGTGAAGCCAGCCGCCCCGAGATCAAAAGTTGCAGAAAGCGCAAGCGGCGAGTTCAACTGATGGAGAACGCCCAGCGATTGATCGGGCGCGCTGGCGACCGGCGAACCTGATGCAACCGACGATTCGACGTAAGCAACATCGATCGTTGCGGTGCAACGAACAGCGCGCGAATCCGAAGAGCCGCTCATTGAAAGCGACGTCAACGAGCAACCGTAAAGTACTTGGCTCCAATCGCACCCCTTGATCCTGATCGCGCACGTTGCCGAAGTCGCAGGAAGTCCGGCCGTCGGGATCTTCAACGTCCAACATCCATCGATCGCATCGCCCGTTGTCGCGCCTCGCGAAATAACGTTCGGCGTCAAATTGAACGACGTGCCAGAGGTGTAACTGCTGACGTATCCGAACAGCGTTGCGCCGCTCGTTGCAGCGATCGAGCAGACACCACCCGCGCCCGTCGTCACCGAGGCCGCCGTCGTGATCGCCTGAGAACTCGTCGTTCCCGAGGAAATCGTCGAAGATGAAGAGCCCGAACCGACGTCGAAGCGCGTCTTCAAAAGTTCGGGAATCCCTTTCGCAGTCGATGCCCACGGCCGCAAATAAAAGTCGAACGAAAAAGAACCTCGAACGATCGGCGACGTACCGTTTGCAACTGGTCGCGCGGGCATCGAGTAACCACCGCCGAGCATGCCCGAAGGATCGTCTAGAAGCGGATCGCCTTCAACGATTAATTGACCCGCGTCCAAAAAATCGATCGCCGTAAACGACAAGCCGGTTACGTTCGGCGTCGAGTTGCTCGACGTCAAGCCGCAAAAGCTGGATTCGGTAGCGATCTCGATGGATCGCAAAGCAGTTGAGCTCATTTTTTGATCACCACTTCAAATGGAATTGAAAAGACGATCGCGATCGAATCGCCGTTGTCGTCCGTCAAGATTTGAAACTCATAAGGCTGTTGGCCAAGGAAAGTCACCGAATCGGCGCCGCCCCATTTTTCCGGATGACGCCCGATCTCGTTTTGAATCGCCAGCGCATCTTCGAGCATGATCGATTGCAATTCATCGGTTGCGACGCTCAACGGGTAAAAGATCATCAGCTCCAGAAAAATCGAGCTGTAACAATACGCGTTGACGCTCAACGGATAACCGGCGAGATGCAAACAGCAATCGCGAAAACTCCGCGATTGAAGCTGGATCCATTCGTCCGGCTTCCGAAGCAGCGAATTGGGCTCAAACGAAAAATTGCGATCTGGCCATGTCGTCGGCTCGATGCCGTGAACGCCATCGATGATCGCCTGAAAGATCGTGCGAACGTTCACCATAGGCGCCGCCTCTTTGGGAAGTTGAATTGCACGTCGCTCTTCGCCTTGCCGATCGTCGTCGACTCGGCTTTTTCGGCGGTTCCATCATGGTTGCGATCGATGAAAACTTGAGAACACGCCGCCTTGAAAGCGTAGTTCGCTTCTTTCCGAAGCAGTTCAAAGCGCGCGGTATCGGTGAGCAAAAACGCATGCGCGGCCGCGTAAAGCAGTTGCGCCCGACGAAAAGCTTGAGGCGCCAAAATATCGTCTTCGGTCTGATCAGTTTCGCGGAGTTCGAGGCGAAGACGCTCGATCAACCAATCTTCGCTCGCCAGCAACGCCGATGGGATCCCGGCGTCAACCGACGGATTCGGGTTGAAGCCTTTGAAATAGGCTCGAAGATCTGTTTCGGTGAGCCCCGTTGAAAAGATCTGATGAACGTAAACGACGAAAAACAATTGCGTTTCGTCGTTCCCGCCGAACTGCGAAAGCGCCGAATACGAAACCTCGAGCTTATGCGGCCCACTCGCAAAATCTGAGGCCGGCAACGGCGCAGAGAAATAAGCGAAGTACAGCGAACAGACTTCGCCGATCGGCAAGCTGGCCGGCAACGCGTCGGACAAATACGCGTAAACGACTTCGCCCTCGGTTGAAAATTTCTGAATCTGGCAAGGCCAGTTGATCTGCTCAGAGACGACGAACGCCGATCCGCGGCCACCGGTGAGCGCCGAAGTCGGAGCGGATTTGAGCTTCAGCTTTCGGCGGCCATCGGTAAGCGCTTCGATTTCGATCGGAGATTCGCCAGAGAAGATGATTTCGGTTGGCTCGCCGAAGAGATCGAGCAAGCCGGAAGGCGGGCTTTCAATCGGGATCGGCGATACGAACTCGAAAACGTTCGAAACCTCCGATCCGACAAGCGCTTTGCTTTGGCCATGCGATTGAACGCAGAGGTTGTTTTTCATCGCCAATCCTTTTGGCGATCAGCTGATTAGCTGGTCGCCGCGCATTTCTGGATCAGATATCCGATTCGATCGTCAACGATCTTGAAACCGATGTGTTGACTCGCGCCGAGCTCGATCTTGCCGAGATGTTCCTCTTCTTCGAACTCGATATCGCCGGCGGCCGCTTTGAAGAACGCGCGCGGCGAAATTTCGAACCCGCCATCGTTGTTGATGACGTCCAGCTCGGTGAACTCGCCAACTCGACCGATCCAGCAATTATCCCCGAACTGGTTCGCGATCGTTGTCGTCGTCTTGGTGGCCGAAGCGTTCCATCGCGCAGTTGCAAAAATGCATTGCTTCAGACCGAAACGACGCGCGATCATCTCTTTCAAATAGTCGAGCTGATCGGGACGAAGCTCGTTCAACTGTTGACCCGGCTTTGAAAGTGAAGTCGCGCGATCGTCGCCATAGGGGCGCGTTTCGTTCCAAGCTTTGTTGTCGAGCAAAGCGCGGAACGCGGCGCGGCCTAAAATGATCGTATCAGGTTCGGCCAGTTCGGCCACCTTGTCGATCGCCGCCGAAATGTCGGAGACGGGATCGCCAGTCGTCGACCAGCTATGCGCCGAAGTCGATTTATTCGTCCAGTTGGCCGCCGTTGTCAGCAACGAAACAACCTCATGTTCGGCCATGCCTCGAACGACCGAGCGCAATTGAAGCAACGATTTTCCGACCTTGTTCAACATCTTGACGGGCGGAACGCGCAACGATTCTTTCGAGACGACCACAGACCGCGCAAACTTCTTGGTGAAAAACGCAGTGTGTTCGAGCTCACCCTGATTCAAGCGCGGGTAATCTTGCCCGAATCCGATGTCGCCAATCTGGCCATTTTGAGCGAAGAATGTCTCAGGCGTCAGCGACCAATAAAAGCCGCCGTAAGAAGTTCCGACTTCGCTCAGGTTCATGTCGCCGTTGATCGCCGGGATCACGCGCGAAATATAGCCCTTGTCGTCGTCGATGTAACCAGAGACAACGCCCTTCAACTCCTCGCGATCGAGATAGAGGTTCTTGGTGATCTCTTGCATGGCTGTTACTCCGCAACCGCCTCGTGGCGAGCCGGACAGATGAAACACTCTTGCACAGAGCCGGCGTCGCCTTTGCCCTCGTAGGGCAAAACGATTTGTCCGACCGAGTACGTTACCGAAGTTGTAGGCGCGAACACTGCAGCCGCGCCATTTGTTGTCGCAGAGAAGATCTTCGAATCAGACGCTTCGAAATCTTCCGACAACACCACTTGGGCAAAACTTCCGACGCCTGCAATAACTAACCGGTTATCCGGCTGGATGTTGACGACGACGCCAAGCGGTTCAACCGACGCATCGGTTGCAACGTCGACTTGCCCTTGCGCGCGTTCGTAAACGACGCATCCGATCAACGCGTCGCTCACAGTAAGCCCAGTATAAGGCGCCCGGATCAGCTTAGGTCCGTCCATTTCAACCCTCCTGTTCCATGATCTTGGCGAGCGCTGCGATATAGTCGCACCCCGTCGCCTTCATCATTTGACGAACGCGCCCATCGCGCGTTTCGGCCGGCGCTTCTTTGTTCTTCTGACTCAACGAAATTTTTCCAAGAGGCTTTTCGATGCGCGGCTCGCGCTCAACAAAAATCTCTTGGAACAGGACCGGATCGGCATTGAGCAGCCGAATTGCTCGCGACTCTTCTTTTGGCGCGATATGGCCAGATCGCTTGAGCGTCGAAATCAAGCAATTGACGACGCCGGCCATCTTGTCGGTTTCCTCGTCCTTTTTCTTTTCATCGTCTTCGGCGTCTTTTTGTTCTTCGCCGTCGGCGGCCTGCTTGGGCTCGCACTTTTCGAGCTCGCCCTTGTCCTCTTCGCGATCGATGCGTTCGTCGCGTTCGAGCAATCCAACTCGCTCGTCGATCGAATCGATTCGCTTTCCGATCTCGTCGAGCTTTTCCAAGATCTTCGGCAACATCGCCGCGATCCCTTCAACGTCGAGTTTGCTCTCGTTTTGATCATCCATGGTTTTGATCCCGTCGATGAGGTTTTGTTTTAAGGCGGCGCTCGCCGAAAAAAGCTTGCCCTCGCCAAACTGCTTTGAAAGCTGCTCGAGATCCCCGGGCAGCTCGCGAAACTTCGCCACGTCAAGAATGAACCGCTCGCAAGATTCGTCGACGATTTCTTGAATCCCGCTCTCGGTGTTTTTGTTTTTCGAAAGATCGGCAACGATCGCGCCTCCGTTCCATGGCGGGTACATCATCGAGCCGATCGAGCCGATGATCGCGTCGCGATTTGCGAACAGCTTTCCGCATGCCGCGCCGAGATGGTAAGCCGCAGAAGCACAGATCCCTGAAACATACCCCTCGATGCGATCTCGATTTGCAAAAATGAATTCGGCCAGATCGTGAACGCCGATCGCTTCGCCTCCGCCCGAATCGATGTCGATCAAAATCTGTTCGTCGCCTTTAAGCGCTTCTTCGATTTGAGTTCGAAGCTCTTGGTATGAAGTTCCGGGTTCTTCGCAACAACATTCAGCCGGCATTGGTTCGCGCGAAAGAAAACCTCGAACCTTGATGGTGATCATCTCAACTCCCCTTTGGTCGACCGCCCGCCGATTCGCGAAGTTCGGATTCTGAACCGACGCTCGAAGAATGCATGCGTGCGAGGCGAACTTGCTCATCTTGATCGCTCGCCTTTTCGGCGATGCCGAACAGCCGGCGAAGCTTGATCTCGATCGCGTCGTCGGGCGTCAAGAAACCAGACGCCGCGAGTTGCGGCAGATTGCCGAGAGATTCCGAAAGCGCGTCAACGTCAACGCCGCGATGACGAAGCTTCGGCAACTTGTCGATCGGGACAGCCGACGCCGAACCATAAAAGTTGAGCTGCAAAAGCTTGGCAATCGTTCCGCCACCTACACGACCGGCACCATTCCAAACGTCAGCAACGATGTCGAGCAGATTCGCGATCGATGTCTTGTAGCTGTTCCAATGTATCTCGCCGACGTTTCGATTTCCCTCGGTGCTCATTCCGAGCTCGAGGAAGTTCGTCAAAAACGCCGCCGCCATCTCTTGATTACAATGCTCGATGCTGGCGATTACCTTCGTCGGATCGAACGAACCACCGCCGAAAACCTGAACGTTGATCCCTTGCGGAACCGCAATGAACGATTCGGCGCCGCCGCGATAATTGCGCGCGGCTTCGCAAGCTTTAGCCAAAAGAACATCGATGTCATCGGCGGTGTAACTCATCGAAGAAAGCATTTCGCGATCGACGGTGAGAATGATCGTCGGAACGCTCCATTTTTCGCCGCCTTCATTGAGGAAGGTGATCAAGGCGTCTTTGAGTTGCCACCAAACCCAGCAAGGAGAAAGGATTCCGCTTCCCTCGAAGTCGAGCCCTTTTCGGTTGAGCGTGTAGATCTGAAGTTTTTCGGCATCGATTTGAATTTCGGCGGGCGGCGTGTAGCCGAGCGAAATCTCGCGCGGCGTTGCAACCTGCGTAATCGAAACGAGTTCACCGTCGCCATCATAATTCCAGCGAAGAACCGAAGCTGGCGAAATGTCGGCGAGCTCTTCGAGCCAAATCTCGTCACCGTCGACGGTGTAAACCTCTTCGCATTCCTGATGACCGACGAAAACGAAATCGAAAACTTTTCGAAGTTCGGCTTCAAATGATCCGCTTTTCAGATGCGCTTGTTCGCCATCGAGCCCAAGCGCCCGACGAATGAAGTTGGCGTTTCGCTCGCATTCTGGATCATCAGGATCGGCGCTTTCGACGTACCAAGTTGCCGAAAGCATCGAGTTTTTCAATTGCTGGATCGCGCCAAAGAGCTTGGCGTCGGAGCGCATCATTCGATCGGCTTCGACTGCCCATTGCTGGCCGGAAAATTGATTCACTCGCTTCGTTCGCGAAAAGTTCTGCGCGAGAACTTGCGCCGAATATTTGTCGAGCACGATCCCTTTTCGGAACTCGCGCGCGGCTTCGATAAAACGTCGAACAAAGGTTGCGATCTTCATATGTTCATTTTTGCTCAAAACGTTGCATGTTTCAACTAGTTGCGCATCGAAATCTTTGCCCGTCGCTCGCCGCCGATACGATAGACGGTTCCGGGCGAAGTTCGGAACGTTCCACGGCTCACCATTGCCGGCCGCGGCGATTCCGCAAAGACGATCCGTTGACGCCAAAAATCGAGAACCATCGCCATTACATCGAGCGCATCATCATGACGTCCATTCGGAAACGCGAGCGCTTCTTCGATGAGCAATTCCCCTTCACGGTTTTTCGGGACGAAGACTTGCCCGTTTTCAACGATCGGACTCACGGAGCGAATCCGAACTTCTTTGTTTTGCTGAGACGACCAGCGAAGAAGCGTTCGCGAGATCGAAAGCAAGACGGGCGCCAAAGAATTCACCAAGTCGATCCCGCCGTTTCGACCTTCAATCAAAAGACGCCGACATTTCGGCCATCGGTTGAAGGTGGCTTTAATGTGCTCGATTTTTTCCGAAAAGGTGAATCGGCCCGAAACCTGATCGAGCAGATAGAGCGCGCCACCGCTTCGCGCCCAGACTTGGATCACGGTTCGATCGGCCGTCGCCTTTAAGCTGCTCGCAGTATCGCACGCCATGAGAAGCTCTTCGAAGCAACTGGTCGGTTCCGTTCCCGGAACAAAAGTTTGAAACCACTCCGGTTGGAACAGAATGCCGGACTCGTTGACCGGAGCTTGTTGGTATTGCGCCAGAAACGCCGCGATGCCCAAAGTTTTTCGGCGTTCCATCAGGAACGCACCATTGAAACGCTTCGGCCAAAAGAGCTCGCCCGAACTTCGACGCGGATCGGGATCCTTGTAAAGCGGCGTCGAAGATTCGATCCGCTTTTCGTCGTAAACGGCTGGGAAGATGAGCTTCGCATCGACGCCCAATTGCAAAACATGCCCGGCGAGATCGTTGTTCGCCAAACGCTGCTGAATCAAAACGCGCGCGGCGCCATCTCGAAGACGCGTCGCCAAAACGGTGTCGTAAATCCGGATCACCTTGTCGAGCTCTTCTTTTACAACCGCGCCGGCGTCGTTCGGATCATCGAGCACTTGACGATCAAAGTGCGCACCCGTGATTTTGCTCAAAAGCGAGAACGCGCGGAACTCGCCGTTTCGAGTGTTCACTGTTCGCGAAATCGACTTGCCACCTTTGAGCAATGTCGCCGGCGGATTCAAAGCCAAGTACGGATCCGAAGTCATGATCGTTCGGCGGTAGCCCGCTTCTTTGTAAGCGTTTTCGCGCGAGTTCGTCAGAAACGCCCAACGATGCTCCGGAAAGCGGAGCATCTCCCAACATGGCCACATTTGGTTGACCAGCGTCGATTTGCACGATCCCGGCGGCAAACAGATCACCAAGGTTTTGAGCTTGCCCGCGCTCACCGCTTCGAGGTGATCGCATATAACCGAGAGATGCCAATTCCAAACGAACTCGACGCCCGGATTAACGATCGGCCAAAACATGCGAGCAAAGCACGCGAGCGATTTTCGCGCCGCGCGCTTCGCGCATTCGATCACCTCGGGCGCCAAACCATGCTCAATCATTGCGACCCTCGATCTCGTCGAGATCGACGAACTCAACATCAGCCGCAGTTCGATCGTTATCGGCTTTGATAAAGGCAAGCGCAGTTCGTTTGATGTTGTCGTCGCCAACGTCCGCGAAGCTGGAATCTTCGAGCGCGCGATCATCGAGAACGTGCTTTGCAAAAATTTCGGGGCTCAAGCGTTCCAAACTCCAACTCAGCGCTTGCCAACCCGGCGTCTTTTTTTGAACCAGCTTTTGAAGGCGAGCGCACGCCGAAGCTTGAGCCATCGAGCAGAGATCGATAAAGGTTGAAAACGGTTCGACCTTGTTGCCCGCGCGCGTCAACCAGATCTCGAACTCGCTCAGCCTGATTCCGACGCGAGCAAGCGAGATCGCGCGATGGATTCCGCTCGCGAGGTAAAACAGCAAGCGCCCACATTGCCACGACCGGAGAAATTCTGGCGCGAAGACCTTGCCCAACTCTTCCCATTCATCCGGCGCCGCGTCCGAAAGTTCCGCGCCCGCTTGCAAAAAGTCGCCCGATCGGCTCATCGAGCGAATCTTCTGCTTTCGCTCTTCGCTGGCCTGTTCGATCTTGTCGGCTTCGGCCGCATCCGCTGCTTTCATCGCGTCGAGCGATTCCGCTTTGGCCACCGCATCCGAGAGCATATCGATCACGATGGGCGGCGTTTGGCTGAGCGCCCGAATCCGTTTGCATTTTTGAGCGCCCGCCTTTCCGGCTTTCTTCGTCTGCTCTTCAACGTTCATCGGAACGTAATCAGGATTTTTTCGCAGAAGAGCGAACCAGTTTTGAATCGTGCGAAGCGGGATTTGAAGCAGCGTCGAAATCTCCTTCACCTGATGACCGGCATCCCGGAGCGCAACCGCCATTTTAAATCGTTCTGATCGGCTGTCCATAAACGCAAGTATTGCACACGGTTACGCGATCGCGCAACTCGCCTTGCGCAAATCCACCTTGCATTTTGGCCCATCTATTTGCGCCCAAGCCCAAAAAATTTTTTGCGCGGCTGCGCCGCGCTGTTTGGCATCATGACGTTTCATCGAGCTTTTTCAACTCGAAGCGTTCAGTCCTCGACGCTTCTTGAGACCTCGAGCGACGAAATACCAGTGATCTGGGGATTTTGTAGCATTTTTAGTGATTTTCGCTTTTCACGTTTCGCGAACGCG